GTCGCCCGGCCAGTTCACCCGCCAGGCGACTGTCGTACCATCCGGTCCCGGCCGCTGCGCCCGGCCCGGGTTGCCCTTGATCCCCGCGAACGGCAGCGGGATGTGCTCGTCGCTGTTCGACGGGATCTCCACGACCTGGTCAGCGGTGGGCGACGGCGGCACAATCGACACCGACCCCCGGGCCGTGTGCTCGATCTCCGGGGTCCGCTCGTTCTTCTGCGTGTTACCTGCGCTCATCGACGACGGGCACAGGGGGGTGCCGTACCTGCCGGTCAGATCCTGCAAGGCGGCCTCCTACGTGCCAGGCCCCGAGAACCCGGGGTGCCGGTTCGTGGCGGGACGGCGGCCGTTGAGGAAACCGCCGTACATGATGTGACCCGAACTGCCGGCCGGGGTGGCGTCGGTCTGGAACCGGTCCTGGTCCCCGGGGGCGGGCGTGTTCCCCGCCACGCCCGGCATCTGGAGCCGGTCGTCGGCCTGGTAGCCCGCCATGTTGGCCTGCGTCCAGTCGCCCTTGCCGTTGACGTTGCCCTGCGCGGTGTCCTGGGCGTAACCCATCTTCCCGGACGGGTCGTCGTAGGACCCTTCGTCGCGCTGCCCCTTGTACAGGGTGGGGAGCTGGTAGGTGACCGAGTCCTTGCCGCCCGTGCCGTCATACGGCGCGCCCGCCGACCCGGGGGCGCCAGTCCCGGCTGCGCCGCCGAGGCTGTACGGCACCCCGGTGAAGTCGTCGCGGGCCGGGTACTGGCCGGGCAGGTTCGTGCTGCCCTGGTCTTCGGCCGTGGACGGCGGCGACGTGCCCGCCGCGCCCGAGCCGAAGTTCTGCTGGGGCAGGCCGAACTCGTCCCAGGCCATCGTCGGGTACTGGCCCGGCTGGTTGACCTTGTTGCTGTTGTACGTCGCCATGCAGCCCTCCCGGCGCTAGCTCACGCCCAGCTTGATCGCCCCGGTCGTGTCGATCAGGGTGCCGTCACCACGGATCAGCGCCCGGAACGCGACCAGGTCCGACCCGAACAGGTAGTCATCGGACCGCTCGAACCGGACCGGGCCGACGATGCGGACGAAGAACTGGCTGAAGTCCCCGAACGCGATGCACTTGTTCCCCGTCGGCGCCTGCGCCGGCATGAACGGGTCAGCCACGATCGGCTTGCCCAGCAGCAGGTCAGGCGACCCCAGGACCATCGACGGCTCCCAGATCGGCCGGCCCGTCGAGTCGGTGATCAGCCGGAAGTTCCCGACCGTGTGGTCAGCAGCCAGCCAGTAACACGACCGTGACTGACGGTACGGGGCGATCACCGAGTATTCGAGGTTCACCAGGCCCGTGTACTCCGCCGACGTCGGCGTCGCGCCCAGCCCGGTCACGCCGGTCGTCGCGACCGCGAGCAGCCCGTTCGGCTGCAGGGACGCGCCGGTGCCGGTGACCAGGTCGGAGCCGAACTTGTTGCCCAGCGCCCGGCCGGACTGCATGGCCAGGTAGCCGACCAGGTCCACCCCGGAGTCGTCGAGCAGCTCACGCGCGACCTGCAGCAAGATCCCGTACTTGTACGCCGACAGGGTGGTCAGCGCGAACGTCGGGTCGGACTCGTTGATCGCGCCGCCCTGCGCAGCCGACGCAGCGGTCGAGTGGACCGTGGTACGCGGGATCTGCAGCGTCTCGCCGCCAGCAGTGTTGAGCACGGTCGGGCCGGTCTGCAGAATGCCGCTGACCTCGATCAAATGTGCGATGAGCTGGTCGTAGAAGTCGGTCGGGACCAGGTTGCCGCCGACGCCGCCAGCGGAAGTGGACAGGGTACGCCACTCAGTCTCGGCCTTGCGGACCTCGGGCAGGTTGACCGGCCCGTAGTTCCAGTTGATCCGCGACGCCTCAGGCTTGGTGAACTCCAGGAACTTGCGGGCGTGCTCGCCGCGCAGGAACGTGCGCAGTTCCTCGTTCAGCTTCGCGTACTCAGGCTGCTTGGCGATCTTCTTGCCCTCAGCGTCGGCGTGCAGCCGGGAGAACGCCAGGTCAGCCTCAGCGGACCGCTGCTCGGCGTCCAGCGCAGCCTTGATGCGCTTGTCGAGGGTGTCCATTTCCTCGTTGAGAACTTCCCACTTCCCCTGCTCTTCGGCAGAGAAGTTCCGGTTCTCGGTGGCCGCCACGTCGGCGATGGCCTTGCACTCTTCCCAGACGTTCAGACGCCGGTCACGCAGCCGCTTGGTAACTTCGCTGGGCATTCCTGGCCTCCTGGTCAGCCCGCGTAGGGATAGGAATCCCTGGCGGGCTCCAGCCAGGTGACCGGCTCAGCGGTCCTGCGGCCCTCAGACGGCCTGGCCTACGCCGTCCTGAAGCGAACTATACCCTTAACTCCGCCATCTCCGAATCCCACTGGTCACGGCGGCGCACCAGGATCTGCGCCATCGCCGCCGGGCCGAACAGGCCCTGCCGTGGCCCGGCCGCCGGGAGCGTGGGCTTGTCGGACCGGACGAAGAACTTGCGCAGCTCGTCGTTCTGCGCGTACGACCGCACCTCTTCCACCTCGGCCTGCACGAAGTCAGCGATCGAGAACAGCGCCGCGTCGAACGCTCTCATCATCGCCGTGGTGTCCATGTAACCGGGGGCCAGCACCGGGCTCACGTCGATGCAGTCCGCCGAGTGCAGGGTGCGCCGGGCCAGGCCGTCGCGCCATTCCCATTCGTCGCCGCCTTCGTGGACGCGGAACCCGAACGAGCTGTAACGGATGTCGCGGCGCTGCACCAGCTCGACGATGTCGGCGCGGGCCTCGGGCGGGTTGACGACGTAATCGACGCCGACCCGGTCGGTGCCCAGGCGCAGCGTGTCCGCTTCCTGCGTGCCCAGGATCATGTTCGAGTCGTGGTTGAACCGGCACACCGGGTGGGTACCGTCGGTGTTGCGCCAGCCCTGCGCGGAGACCACGTGGAACAGCTCGGGGCTGACGCGCTCGGTGAACCCGCCGAGGTTGCGGGACTCGCGGGGGATGAACACGGTGGCGTAGCCGCCGATCCACTTGCGCCCGTCGCCCTGGTCGCGGAACTCGATCGGCTTGTCGAAGTCGCGGTACTGGCTGGTGATCCGCAGCTCGCGGCGCTCGAAGTTGTACTGGGGGCTGTTCTCGCCGACGTGCACGCCGAACCGCTTCGCGGCGGCCTTGATCTTCCCCATCGCCTTCTCCCCGAACGGGGACGAACTGGCACGGGCCAGGGCATTCCGCACATGAGCGGCGTCGTGGACAGGGAAATGGCGCAGCGACCGGGGAACCGTCTTGCCCTCTTTGTCCTTCGTCCCGCCGTCCTCGATATGGGCGAAAGCACTGTCCGGCAAGTCGTTTTCAGTCTGAGCGGTGAGTTCGGCCACCCTAATGCCCCTTGCCGTTAGTGGCGGCCAGCGCCGCCTCGTCGTTCATCGCCCTGCCGTGCAGCAAGGCCATCGCGGCCGGGCCGAACAGGAGCGGGGGCTCCTGGCTACGGTCCTCTTCCGGTGCGCGCGAGGCGGCCATCTCAATCACCGGCAAATCTGCGAACAGCTTAGCAAGGTCGCCCAGGGTAACGGCCTCGCCAGCAGCAGCAGACCGCATGTCAGCCTCGGCCTGGCGCAGCCGCCCCGCCGCGCCGTGGTCGGCCAGCATCCGCCGGGCCAGGTTCCGTTCCCGGTCCCCCACCCGCATGCCTGCTGACCGCGCGGCGCCGGGCAGCCGGTCGTCCTGGAGCTTGGCCAGGTACTTCCACTCGGCCGGGTAGTTGTCGCGGACGTGCTTGGCCAGTTTCACCGCGTGTTCCAGCGACGCGTCCAGGTGCGTGTGCAGGTGCTCCATGTCGAACCCGGCTTCAGCCGCCGAACGGTCACCCGACGCCGATTCGGCGTGCCGCTGCGAATGGGCGATGTTGTGCGCGACGCTGTCCAGCAGGTGAGCGAACGTCGCCATCTTCTGCTGGCCGTTCAGCGCCTTGCCCCGCAGCGTCGCCGACTTCTGCACCGCCGCCAGTTCCTTCGCCTCGCCGTCGTACTCGCCGGGCAGCGCCCGGGACAGGTCGTTGCATTCGGACTTGGCGTCGTCCAGTGCCCTGATCACGTGCCCGAGGTGGTAGCGGCGCAGGGTGTTGTCGCCGCAGACCTTGCTGGCCTCGGCGGCCCGCTGCTTGGCGTGCTGCAGCGTGTTGTTCATGTTGTCAATACGGTGCGCGATGATCATGTGGTGGGCGGTGGGCTGCTCAGGCAGCGGGAACGCCGGCGTCACCCCGCCCGCCGAGCGGACCTGCGTCATCAGCCGGCCCAGGTAAGTCTCCGGGGTTAGCTGCAACGGCGGGTTGCCCACGGACTGCGGGTTGACCAGCTCGGGATGCTCGGTCTCCAGTTCCTCGATCGTCTGCGCGATGTGGTCGGCCTCGAAGTCGATCAGCGGCACGATGGTCTTCGGGATCGTCCGCGTCGTGGACGCCATGCGCTCCAGCACCGGCAGCGGCAGCGGGTCGTCACCGATCGCGCCCAGCGACGGCCGGTCGTCGAACTCCCTGGCCTCGTTCGCGGTCAGCGTGCCGATGTTCCGCTGGATCTGGTACACCGTGTTACGGGTATGCGGGTCCATGCGCAGCAGCGCGTCGGTGTCGAACTTCACGTACTGCGTCGAGGGCAGCAGGCTGGTCAGGAAGTTCTCCCACCGGGTCAGCCACGGGTGCAGCGTGGACTGCAGCTCCTCAAGCTGGTCCTGCGTCACGTTCGAATACGACAGGCCCTCCGCCCTGGTGCCGCCCACGCGGACCGGGTTCACCCCGTAGATCGCGGCGATCTGCGTCGCGTTGAGCTGCATCCCCTGAATGAAGATCGCCTCGTTCGGGGGGACGCTCAGCGCCTTGAACTCCCAGTCCCGGCCGAACACCAGCGGCATGTGCAGCCGGATCGTGTCGGTCAGCCGGGTGCGGATCTGCCGGGCCTGCTGCTCGTCGATTTCCTCGTTGATGTTCTGGAACGTGCCGGTCGGGAAACCGCCCCCGGTGAACCACGAATGCGAATAGTCCAAAGCCTCCAGGCCCTGCGCGATCAGCGTCGCGAACGCCATGATCGGCGAGATCCCCGCCGTCCGCCCGGGAACGCTGAACGCCTTCAGCTTCACCAGCTCCGAATGATCCATCAGCCGGCCGTTGTAGTAGATCCGGGCACGGCGCGGGTCCTCGGGGACCATCTCGTCGTCCTGCACGTCCATGCGCTCGGGCGGCAGCCACGCGATCCCCGTCGGCAAGCCCAGCCCGTCCGGGCCGGGGATCCCCGACCGGTTGGTCACCAGGCCCCAGGACGTGCCGTGCAGCATCGCCGCCGCCGTCCCCGCGAACATCCAGTCATACCGCGACTCGCCGGGGACCTGGGGGCCACCGCCCGCCACGTCGTTCCCCAGGAGCGGCGATGAGTAGACGCGGCGGGCGGTGCCGTCCGGGCGCTGCGCGTACACCTTGATCGGCATCGACGCGACCTGGTCGGAGATGTATCGGACGCAGCCGTAAACCGCGCTGAGGCCCAGGACCGATTCCTGGCCCTGGATCTCACGAGAAGGGTGGACCTAAAACAGGGCCTCCGATATTGAACTAGTAAGAAGCGCCAGTACGGGTTGCGGGCTTAATCGCCAGGGCTGCCAGGGGAGTCAAATCCATAAAACTCCCCCGATAGTCCGGTACTCAGCGGCAATCCGGTCAACGAGGCTCATGGTGGGCACCACCCCCTTCCCGCACTTATGGACTGGCTACCAGCCCTGTCGTAAGACTAGGACACTCGCTGGAGTTCGGCCCGCAGCATCGCGTTTTCCCGCATGACGTCGTCGAGTGACGGCTGGTTCAGCGGCTCGCCCCGCGCCTGCCGCCAGCCCATCTTCGCCGCGCTGAAACACCACGCCGCCGACAGCCACAGCACCGCGAACGTCTTCGCGATCACGAAGCCGGTCGCGTACAGGAAGCCGCCGATCAGCCAGAGCACCGCCCGGCCCGGTTCGGCCTTGCGCGCGTCAGCGGTGATCTCGTCGATGGGGACGCGGTCCTGGAGCCGCTTGGCGGGAGCGGGTGCGGTTGCGGTGGTCATCGCATCACCTCATGCCATTCGCCCGAGCCGGGGTCGTGGTCGTCGTCGTCGCCTTCGGGGGCGGGGGCGGGCAGGCCCTTGATGCGCGCCGGGCCGGCTGACAGGGGGCGGCCGGCTGGCATGTCGCTCACGCTGACGCCGGCGGGGGCACCTGGTGTCAGCGGCAAGGGCCTGCCCTCGGGGTGGCCTGCCCAGCGTGCTCTAGGCAATCAGATCACCGACTTCAGCACGTCGTAACCTCCGCCGAATTTCCTGGCTGCCCACGCGGCCATCGTAACACTGCACAAAGGGGATATATCGGCCTCGGTGTCTTTCCTGGCCCACGCGTGCTGGCCGTCGCCCACATCCCGCTGCACCGCGCACGCCACCGCCCGGTTCAGGTCCGGCTGCCCCGCGTGCACGATCGTCCGGTCCTCCACCCCGCGCAGGAACTGGGCGTGCGCCTCCGCCACGTCCCGCAGCTTGACCACCTCCAGCAGCACCTCCAGGCGGTGATCTTTCTGGCAGTCCGACACCAGCTCGACGCCAGGCCCGGCCGGGTCGATGACCAGGCGGCACACCCGGTTGCGCGCCGCCAGGGCCTTGAGCCGGGGCAGCAGCCACGCCGTGCCCGCCCGGTGGTCGTCGAAGCGGCCGTCGGAGCCGATCTCCACGGCACACAGCCGGATCCTGGCCACGTCGCCGGTCACCGCGTCGCGTACCTCCCGGACCTGGCGCAAAAGGCCGCCGATCGCGATCGTGGACGCCGACTGGTCCGGGGTGATGTCCACCGAGATGGCGATCCGGTCAGGACGCGGCATCTCGCTCATCCGGCTTCCCACTGGCAGGCGTTCCACTTGTGCTCGGGGATCACCGACCACGACTCGCTGTCGAGCGGCCACTGGCCGATGCCCAGCCGCTCCCGGTCGAACCCGGCCTCGGGCATCGAGTCCAGTTCCCAGGCGATGTGCTCGGCGGAGATGCGGATGTTCATCCCGGGGTTGGCGCGAGCCCAGCTCCGGGGGTCGTCGCGGCGGTCGTGGCCGTTGGGACAGCGGGGCTGCCTGGCGTACGGGCACAGCTCGGGGCAGTATTCGCACGACCATTCCAGGAAGGCCAGCGACCGGTCACCGCCCTTGATGCCGCGCCTGCGGACCGCGCCGAGCTGGATCGAGTCGGGCATGCCCGCTGAGCCGGTGTACCAGACCTGCGGGTTGGGGACGGCGGACATGGTGGGCAGCGACGCGGACACCTGCTCGTCGGAAAGGATCATGGCTTCGTCGTAGTAGACGACTTCGGCGGTGAACGACCGGCCTGATCCCCGCGACCTGGCCATGAACCGCAGCCGGGGGGCGACGGACCGGCGGACCATCCGGCCGCCTGGGCCGAACACCAGGGTGGGGGTGGCGCGCAGTTCGATGGCCTCTTCGCCGTGGCTGGTGCGGATGCCGTTCGGCTTGACCCGTTTGAGCAGCGACGGGTTGCCCCTGATCAGGGCCTGCATTTTCAGGAAGTGCTCGGAGCTGGCCTTGAACTCGTGGGCGGTGTGGATCTGGAGTTCTTCGCCGATGACGTACAGGCCGGCGAGCTGGCGGGCGCGGATGGCCTCGTTCTTGCCGTTCTGGCGGGGGATGATCCACGCCACTTCGCGGGCGGCCCACCGGCCGCCGCGTTTGGTGCCCATCGATTGTTCCAGCGACCAGGACTGCCAGTCGTCCAGCTCGACGCCGTTGGACCCGGCGAATTCGGCGGCGTCGGCCCCGGCTGCGTGCGAGTAGGCGCCGGGCAGGGAAGACAGCCGTGGCCGCTGGCACCCGGTGACGGGTGCTTCAGCGGCCACGATGGTCATACGGGCAGGCTAGCTCACCACCAGCGCCACCGTTTCCAGTCGATGAGCGCGGCGGTCAGGCCCCCGAGCGAGAACCATCCGATTGTTTCGAGCAGGATCAGCGTGATGTCCCGTACTTGACGCGGAAGGTCTTGATGTGCGCGGCGATGTCGTCGAGCTGGTCGCCGGTCAGGCCGGTCAGGTCGTCGCGGATCATGACTTCGAGGATGTTGATGCAGGTCTTGCAGGTGACCGGGCGCTTGGTAGGGTACCAGACCCGGCATGTCTCGCCGTCGAGGACCCGGACGGGACGGACTTGCTTGCAGAGGGATGCCTGGCCGTCGGCGGCCTCGTAGTGGATCTTGCTGCCTGAGCCCTCACGGTGGTCGTACGAGGGGTTGGCGAGATGGCGCAGTGGGTCCATGTCAGGGTTCTCCTACTAGAGTGCGTCTGTGCTACCCAATGCTACCAGACGTTCTTAGGGGAGCCATCCCCTGCTGATGATCCACTCATCCCAGTCCGCAGGCTGATCAGTCCGCGCATTCCCCGGGGGCCGCTTCAGCCCCGCCTCGTCATAGGCGTAACACGCCAGCGACGAGCACACCACATGACCGGGCACCTGGCCCTTCCCCCACGACGGCGACCAGTCGAACCCGAGATCATCAGCCGCGTCAGCGGCGATGGCATCCCAGTCATAACCAGTCTCCAGCAGGCTCACCATCTGCTCGCACACCTTCACCCGCTGCCCGGGTGTCTTCGGCTGCGCGAAGTTGGTCAGCGCGTACGGGCTGGCCAGGTAGCCGTCCGCCTGCGCCCAGCCCACCCCGCCCGGACGGCCCTCGATGCACCAGCCCGTCCCGTGCGGGTCCCGGTGGTGGAACACCGCCACGTGGTTGGACAGGTCCGGCTTGCCCGCGAGGGCGGCGCCGAGCCTGATCCACCACCCCGCCCGGCCAGGCGTGCGCAGCGCTAGCACGTCACCCGGCTCGGCCAGGACCGGTTCCCCGGTCATACCGGGTCGGACTCCAGCGCCGCCCATGTCTTGCCCCCGCAGACGCCGTCCTGGGCCAGCCCCCGGCTGCCCTGGAACTGCTTGAGCCGGGTCGTCGTCGCCGGGCCGAACGACCCGTCCACGGTCAGCACCGTCGCCCCGCCCCCGATCGTGTGCACGTTCAGGTCCGCCTGCATCTTCTGCACGTAGAAAGGGGACGGCCCGGGAGCGGCCTGGCTGATGGTGGGCAGGTTCATGGTGGTGGTTACCTCCGTCCACTGGACCGGCGGCGGTGCCGAGAAACCGTACATCGCCTCAAGCTGCGCTACGCCCATGCCGTCCGCGCTGTTGATGTCGCTCGGCCCGAACGGCGGGGTGCTGAAGTTGTCGGCGAACTGGTGGGCGTACTTCCCCGGGTACGACGGGTTCGAGCCGTAGGCGGCGACGATGAGCCTGGCCCCGGACGGCTTGGAAGGCCACAGCGCGTTCAGGTCGGAGACGTTGCCGTAGCCGACGACGCGGCGGGGGTCTCCCAGCCACGCGGCCAGCTCTTCGAACTCGGCGTTGATCTGCGCGGACTGGTTGCCGCCGATCGCGCCGCCCGCGCTTTCCACGTCGATCATGGCGACCAGGCGCGAGTCCGGGGTGCCGACACGGGCCTTCAGCACCGCAGCGCCGTTGACCCCCGGCCGGTAGAAGTAGTAGACCATGAAACCCCAGAGCCGGCCCGACGCGCGGGCGCCGTGGCACCATGCCATGTTCTCGGCGAACCGGTGGTCGAGATAGTTCCCGTCGTTGGACCGGAACGCCAGGAACCCGTACGGGTATGAGTTGCTGACGGCTACCTGGAACTCGCTCACATCCGACCAGAGCGTGTCCGTCACGGCGCGGCCTCCTAGCTGGGATCGGTGCCGGTCATCCTGCTCTCGCGCCGCCTGGACAGCTCGTCGGCCTTGTCGTCCTTGCTCTTCTCGGGAGCCAGCTCGTGCAGGGCCATGTACGTGAGCCGCATCTCGCGGGCGATGGCAGCAGCATCTCTCGCCGGCGGCCGGTAGTCCAGTTCCCGCGCCAGCAGGAGATAGGTTTTCGCCAGCCCGGAGTCCCCGTGCGCGGTCAGCGCCCGCACGTCACGGCGGGCGGCGGCCTCAACTGAGAGGGGGCGCTGTGCCATCGGGCCGCACCGTCCCGTCCGCGTTGCGCGGGTGCCCCGGCGAGAGCAGGTCAGCCAGCGCGGCGGTGCCTTCCTCGCGTTCGAAACGGGGCGGGCTGCCGTCTTCGGGGCCGTGGCCGTGGCTGATGGTCGCGGGCGCGGTCAGCGGCGGGAGCATGCCCTCGGCCCTGGTGCGGGCGTCGGCGGCCTGGACGGCCCTGGCGAACTGGCCGGGAGCTGACTGCGAAGACTGGACCACCCTGGAGCCTCCCTCGCTGAGAGCCGGCCCGTTTGTTTCATGAGCAACTCCCAAAGGTGCCGTGACGGGATCTCCCCGCCCACCATGCCAGGCCGGCTACAGCAGCAGCATAATACGAAGGCCCCGCTACTGTGCGCTACTATAGGTGCATGCCTCTCAGTGACCAGGAAGAACAGCAACTGAACGCCGGGATCGAGCAGCAGGCCCTCATCAGCGAGCGGTCCGCCCGCGCCCGCGCCGCAGGCTATCCCGGCGACAGCCCCGACGAGTACCGCGAGCGGCCCGCCCGCGCCAGTCTCCACTACGACCGCGTGTACCTGCCCACCGGTCATTCCCTGTGCGACGGCAAGGCCCACCTGAAACCCGCCTCCTACTACGGGGTGCTGTGCAAGCGCGGCTATTACGCGTGCTGCGTCGCCGACGCCGGCTGCTGCTGCTCGCTGAAGCTCAGGGATGCCCCGTACGACATGATCGACCGGGCGCTGGAATCGGGGGCCTGCGCCTGCGCGCACGAACTGAGCCCGGACGAGTGGATGGGCACCGGCAGCCAGGACGAGCGCGACCTGGCTGCGATGCTGGACCTGTGCACCGGTTGCTTCGCCGCCCGCGAGCGCGAACTACCCGACCCCCGGCTCGGCCGGGGCCACGACCAGGAGATGACATGATCCGCCGGACGCGCGCCGAGAACCGGATTCTCGCCCTCACCGTGACCGCCCTGGCCCTGATCGCCGTCCTGGCCCGGAGGGGGGCCGGGTGGCCGCCTGCACCTGGCATTACGGCTACCACCTGAACGGAACCGGCTACGGCGACTATTTCCGGGTGTGGCTGTACGGGTCTACCTGCGGGTCGTGGCCGCACTGGCGGGCCAGGCTGTACTGCATCTCCCCCCGGCTGGCCGCGCAGACCATCTACGGGTCGTGGCGGGCCGAGCCGGGCAGCTCGTCCGGCAACTACAGCCAGGCCCAGTGCGGCACGTCGTGGTACCCCGACATCGGGTATGAGAACGTCCAGTATTCCAACGGCAGCACGCAGACGTTCGAGGACTGGCACCGTTGATCCACGTCACCGCCGATGACGCCGCCGAGTACGCCGAGATCGCGCGGCGGCACGACTTCGCGCCGCTGTTCGGGTCCAGCTACCAGGTCCGCATCAAAGACGGCACCCTGCCCGCGTTCGGCGCGAGCCGCAGCGTCACGGTGGCGTTCACCGTGACCAACGGCAAGCCCCGCTGGGCCGGCGGCGGTGGCAAGCGGTGAGCAGGGGCAGGCACCGCAAGGCGCGGTGTGACGGCTGGGGCGAGATCGGCGGCATATTCATGATGGTCGTGATGGGCGGGCTCGCGATCGGGGCGATACTGTCGGGCCAGCCGGTGAGGGCTGTGGTCGCGCTGGCTGGCTGGGGCCTGGCCCTGACGTGGGCACTCGTGTCTCTAAGGCGTCAGGACGCTCCTGTGCGCTACGCGAAGCGCCGTCGTAAGCACTGACCTGCACCGGGCGCCGCCAGGCACCCCGCTGTCCAGGTGACCTGGACAGCGGGGTCAACACGAACGGGAGCAGCCGGTGACCGGCCTGGAGCAGCCTGGCGCGGACAAGAAATGGCAGGCCGTGCACGAAGCGTTGCGCAGGCTCCAGCGAGAACTGGAAGGCAAGTGGCCCGAGCCCAAGCCCAAGCGCAAGGGCAGGCAAGTGCGCGGCTATTCACGCGAGCGGGGACGCAGGCCGGTGTGAAACCCGGTTGCGGTCCGGCAAGCTGCCGGCGGGCGCGGCGTAGCATAGAGCTGGCCGCTGAGGGAGGAACCGATGGACCGCATCCCGCCCGTCTCCGCGCCTGGCCAGGTCGCCGCAGGGTTCCGCCCGCCGGGTGAGGTGCGGCGGCAGGCCGCGCCCGCGATCCACGCCGCCCCGCAGACCGCCAAGCCGTCCACCGGCCAGCACGACCACGCCGGGAACGCGGGCGGCGACTCGATGGGGACGCATGACCATCCCGACATCATCCGCGCGGTCCAGCAGCATGACGGCACGATCGACCGGCACGGCGACCGGCTGGCCGACCTGGAACGCAAGGTCGCCATCTTGATGCATCCCAAGCGCCGGCCACGGTGACGCCTGATCCCGGGGCGCGGTCGTCGTTGTGGTGGCCGCTGATCGACGCGGTCCTGATCGCGGTCCTGATCGTGGTCCTGGTCGTGCGGTAGCGTAAGGGCTGCACGGCGGCGGCCGGGGTGCAATAGACCAGGGTGGCCCGGCCGCTGCCGCCAGGCCGGGAACTGGCGCAACGCACACGACTTTCAATCGTGCTTACAAAGCAAACAGGGGCCGCCCCGGAGGGAACCGGGGCGGCCCCGCTTTGTAGCGCAGAGTAGAATGGAAGCATGTCAACGCTGAAGGTGCGCGGCCTGGCCGCCATCGCCCGCGACGGGCCTGCCGGCGCCCGCAGCACAACCGCCAGCCTGCACCAGTACATGACCGGCCCCGGCGAGTACCTGATCGGCGGCTACCGCATCAGGCGCACCTCCCGCCGCTGGATCGCGGACCGGCCCGACGGCAGCAGGCTCGGCTGCCGGCCCACCCTCACCGAATGCGCCGAGCTGGCCTGGAAAGACGCGGCAGCAGCATGAGCACGAGCGTCGATCAAGACCTGGTCAGCGCGGTCAGCTACGCCCTGGCCAGGCACGGCTATGAAGTGACGCACCTGTCCGCCCAGGGCGGGATCGCGGCGACGGGCTTCATGCAGATCATGGTCTGCTGCAAGCGCGGCGAGCAGGTCCGGGCTGACATTGTCACGACGAGTGACGACGGCGAAGGTGAGTGATGGCCGCTAACTGCCCTCGCGCCGGGGACTGTTCCTGTTCCTGCCACCAGTGCCGTTACGGCGGCCACGCCTGCTCGGCGCCTCACGAGGGCGGCTGCCACGTCCGCTGCACCCCGCCCCGGAGGAAGCGGTGAGCGAACCTCAGTTCGTGCCGTTCCACCGGGACTGGAACCGCTGGTCCCAGCTCGACTGCATGAAGCTATGGGGCGTGTGCCCGTGGATCACGCACCGCGACGCGAAGGGCCGCATCGCGACCTGGTGCCCGTTCGACGGGGCCGGGGTCTGCAACTTCGACCCGGACACCGGCGAGCTGCTGGACTAGGCACCTGCCCAGGAACTCCCCGGATCGGCCAGGAAGAGCCGCGAATCCCGCACATTACCCTTAAAGACAGCTTCGGCGAGGGGCGCGGGCATGGCGGGACTTGGCGGCGAGGCGGCGCTGCGCGAGTACGTGGACTCCCGCGTCGCCGAACTGGTCCGCCGCGCCGAAGTGGACCACGACCAGCTCCGCCGCGCCCTCGACGCCCACGAATCCGCCGGGCAGCAGGAAATCTCCCGCCTCAACGACGCGATCATCCTGCGCACCGACTACCTCGCCGAACGGCTGCGTATCCTCACGGGCCTGATGCAGCTCCAGCTCGACCAGCGGTACGCCGCCGTCGCCGAGCGCATCACCGTCCTGGCCGAGAACTGGCAGCAGATCGCGGACCTGCTCCGCGACGAGGCCCGCGACGCGTCCGCCGCCGCCCTGGCCGCCCAGGAGAAAGCCATCGCCAAGTCCGAGGCCGCGACGCACGCGCAGTTCGAGTCAGCCAACGAGCGGTTCCAGCAGATGGCCGCGTTCGCCACGCAGCTATCGGGCCAGCACGGCACGTACATGCTGCGCGCCGAGGGTGACACCTCGATCAAGGCCCTCGCCGACAAGACCGACAGCCAGGTCGCCGTGCTGACCCGCCGTATCCAGGAAGAGGTAGCACGGTCTGACGCTTCCCGCAACGCGCTGGAGCTGCGGCTCACCTCGCGGCTGGACCTGGCCGAGGGACGCCTGTCCGGCGCCGGCGAGCAGCGGTCCGACACCCGGCTCAACATCAACACCGTGATCTCGGCTATCGCCCTGATCGTGGTCGCGGTCAGCGTGATCATCGCGATCCTCCACAAGTAAGCCTCCGTTTAGCCGCCGCCTCCGTGACCAGCATGATCCTTGATCATTCTTACCTGCGCCCGCCGGCGGGAGACCAGCCCCGACGATCACGGCCTCCGGTTAGCTGGAGGGTTCGTGGTTATCGCCGAACATGCCCGCCGGGCAGGTGAGCAGGCCCAGCTCGTCGGCCCACGTGCCGCCTGAGCGCACCGGGTCGTAGGCGATGAGCCGCCCGCACCGGGCGCAAACTGTCCGGAAAGGCGTCTTCGCCGGCTTCGCCGGTTCCGGCAGGTAGTCAGTGGTCAGCGGGTGCATCGCCAGCATCGCCGCCGCCGAGCCGTACACCGGGATGCCCAGCTCCTGCTCGGCCATGATCTGGAACGCCCGTGTCCCGTCCGCCGACGGCTTCCACCCGTCCGTGATCCCGCCGGCCCCGGTCAGCGCGTGGTAGGTTTCCATCCCTTGCGGGCCGCGCCGGAACATCCCCGGCGGCGGCCGGTACCGCTGCGGGTTGCAGGCTCCCAGCGCCGTCCGGCGCATCACCTGGAAACCCAGGCAGATCGCCACGATCCTGGCCTTGGCGCAGCGGAACCCTTTCGGCCCGATCAGCGTCCTGCCGTACCCCTGAATCACGCCGAGGACCGGGGCGGGGCCGGCCGACGGGTCACCACCCGCCGACTGGGGTTCCCAGTAGGCCCAGAACCCGCACCCGCAGCGCCGCGCCGGCACGTCGTGCGCCATGAACTCCCCCAGGCACCGGGCGGTGTTCTCACCCGGCTCCCAGTAGTCCCGCATGCCCAGCAGCCTCAGCCGGTCGTCTTCCTGGCGAAGCTGCCACCAGCGCGCGCCGTAAACAGAGCCGGCGGCGAACTCGCCGGCGTCGTCGAAACCGTTCACGCCGGGACCGGCTCCCGCGCCGGCTCAGGCACCCGGTCAGGCGCGGCAGGCTCGGCCACCGGTTCTTCGTCGGGGAACGGTTCCAGCTCGATCTCGGTCAGTTCTTCCTCGCGGCCTATGTCACCCATACCCCCCAGTGTAGCGCAGGGTAGAATGGACGCATGCCCAAACGTGACAGGACACCGCCCGAGATCAAAGCCGTCCGCCAGAGGCGCGAACGCAAGCGGCTCTGGACCGGGATCGGGTTCTTCGCCGCCTGGTGGATCATCTTCATCACCGCGATCATCACCCGCGACGAGCTGCTCCTGTGGATCGGCTGGCTCGCGGTATCCGGCGAGGTGATCGTCCTCCAAGGACTCCACGAACGCGCCCTCCGCAAGATCGCCAGCCGGCCCGCCGCCGACTACGACAAGATCCGCAAGCTGGAACGGAAGGAACTCCGGTGAGCCCACGCGCCCGCCTGCACGACATGACCCTGTGGGTCTGGACAGGCGTCCTCTGCGACTACACGTGCGGCATGATCGTCGCCCTCGCCCCCACCCTGGAGATAGCCATCCGGCTAGCACGCGAATCCGACGTAGCCAACTCCGCACCCGGCGAGATGGCCACCGAGCCCGTCGCCGCCATCCCCGTCCGAGCCCCAGCCGGGTCCGAAGGCGTCTGGGCCGTCTACGGAGGCGGGTAGCGGTGAGCGAGCCCACCCCGACCGCGCTCGCGGCCAAGGCGCACGGCGCGGGTTTCGATGACCTGCTGGTAGGCCGGGCCGCTGATGCGTTCCATGAATGCTGGGCCGGTGCCCGAGGCGCAGGGCTGTGGGACACGAAGGTCAGCGACGCTGTCGCCAGGGGGGCGCTCGGGGCGGTCATGGAGCTGTTCCGGTCCTGGGCAGCGGAATGCGACGCCGAGAGCGACCCGGCAGCGCGGATCGCCCGCCAACTCCCCGGATCTCCGCCAGATGGCCAGGAACTCCCCGGAGTAGGAGGCGTGGCTTCCACGTGATCAACGTCATCCGGCCGCTGCTGCTGGACCTATTCTGCGGCGCTGGCGGCGCATCCGCCGGATACCACCGCGCCGGATTCGACGTGGCCGGCGTAGACGCCGAACCCCAGCCCCGCTACCCGTTCGCGTTCATCCGCGCCGACGCGCTAGCCGTCATGGAAACCCTGCTCGCCGGCGAAACCTTGTACGCCGATGACCGCGCCTACGTGCTCGCAGACTTCGCCGCACTCACCGGCAGCCCCCCCTGCCAGGACTACAGCAAGAACATGCGCCACCTCGCATCCGGCTACCCGCGCCTCATCGAACCCGTCCGCGAAGCATTCCAGGCAGCCGGCCGGCCGTGGGTCATCGAGAACGTCGCCGGCGCGCCGCTGCCAGCCCAGGACGACTTGTTCGGCGCGCACGGCACCGAACTCTGCGGCTCCATGTTCGGGCTGCGGATCTACCGCCACCGGCTGTTCGAGACGTCGTTCCCGGTCATGGCCCCGCGCGGATGCGACCACTCGCTGCTGCCGATAAACCCGCACAACGCCAGGAGCCGCCAGCAGTGGCGGCAGATCCTCGGCCCCGGCGTGCCGATAGAGCGCACCTGGCGCGAAGAGATGGGCGTCGGCTGGATGAACGGCGCCGAAGGACGCGAGGCCATCCCGCCCGCGATGACCGAGGAAATCGGCCTCCAACTACTCGCCCACCTAGCTTCCACGGAAGCAGCTTCCACCCCCTCTGAGCTGCGGGAATAACGAAACCGGCAGTCTCGAATCCGTCAAGATCATCCCCGGGATATCTTGACATAGAGAG